TTTTGTATTGCCTGACCAGATGCAAGAGGACGCAAAACAAGCTCTTGCGGCCTCCCTTCAAACGGAAACTGGGCAACGCGCTTTAAAGGCTTTGTCTGATGGAGAAGAGGCGTGGAATAAATTTAGTCAGTCATACCCCAATGAAGCTGCTAATTGGGCTGGCTTTGCCGATATTGCGTTTGGCCTGCCTCGACAGCTAATAACCGACATAAGCCCTGACTTGATGCCTGCATCTATAAAAGGCATGGGCGGCAGAAAAGCCCTCGAGCCAATGGAGGGCATAGATAAGGACGTTTACAACATTGCATTTTCTAGGATGTCAGGCAAAACCGTAGATCAAGCCAAAAGAACAACCGATCCACAAGGGATCATGGGTTCGCAAAAGCAAGTGGCAACTCAGGACGAGCTTCTTGCTATAGATGAGTTAAGGCTAGCAGGCGTTCGCGGCAACAGAACAATGCAAGAAAATTTAAACTCCATGCTTTCTTATTTAAATAACCTAGACAACGCGGTTATCGGCTTGTCGCGAAAAGAGTCAACCCCTGTAAACCTCGAGAAGCTAAGGGCAAATGTCGGACAAGAAATACTAAAGGTCATTGAAGACAACAGCGAGATATTCAAAGGCGCATTCTCGAGCGAGGACGTAAATACCGCGATAAATAGCTACGTTAAGAGCTATATGAGGTTAGTGGCAGGGTTTGGCGATTCTGTTGAGGGTGTTATATCTGCTAGACGAAAATTTGATGATGATGCAGAACGATTTGGTATTGACTTAGGAAGCTCAAGAACAAGCGCGGATATTCTTCTGACAAAAGCCGTTCGCGCGGGGATGAATAACACAATTTTTGAGTCAGTGCCAAAAGCAGAAAAGTTGTTTTCAAAAATGTCACAAGTGCTTGGCGTAACAGATAACGTAGCAATGAAAGCAGCGAGAGAGGCCACAACAAGTTTAGGCCGCCTTGTTGTTGAGCTTGGCCTAAAAGACTTGGCAGGGGGAAGGGCGGCTGGGCAGTTAATCAATATACCGATTGCGGCTGCTTACGGCGTTGTAATGTCGCCAATGGTCATGCTGAGAAGGGCTATGAAAGCTGACATCCCTGCCAAAGGTCGCTCGCTTGTAAAATATGCATTAAGGGACGTAAAGGCCGAAATAGGAAAAGGTCTGCAAAGGGTTAAAGACCCGCAAAAGAAAAGTTCTCTTTTGGCGTCCCAGCCAGCCGCATACGCCGCTCTTGAGGCGGCAGCCCGTAAGCTGGAAAAAGAATATGACGATTTAGAAGAAGAGCCTAATCCCAACTAACGAACTCTAACCACCCCGCTACACCCGCCGCCCTGTCATTTTCCATACGGGCGGCTTCTGCTTTGTAATGCTTGGCGATTTGTTTGACTTCTTTCACCATCCGCTTGCCCAGCATGATGTCCTCAACCTTTTCCCTCAGTATCTCTAAGGAGCCCTCGCCGTAGGTGTCAATGTAATGACGGTAGAAGTAGTCAGGGTTACTGCCGAACTTTTGATGACAGCCATAACAGTGGGCAAAGGCGTTCATGGCATCATATCTGACGCCCTTTTTGGCCCGGCCAAAGTAATGGCTACAGTGCAAACCCATGCTATTTTCTTCATACTTATTGCCGCACCCTTGGCATATGAAGTCATTTCTTATCCTGATGCACCGGCTAAACCAGTGGTCTGCTGCTGTACGTTTTAATCGCATGAATACGTTTTCCTGTATCGAATTATCTCAAGCGGCGGCTCTTTTGCATCCTTTAACAATACAGTCCTGTAATCGGACATGATAGCTACATCTTGCTTTACCCTTTTAGCCATAGATTCTGCGGCCTCTACCGCCAGTTGTGCGTCATTTTTCATGGCCAAATTCCTTTTGTGATTTATTGAGAAGCTGTTTCTCTAGCAGGCTTGCCGCTTTTGTTTTCCCTTTTCTTTTGAGTTTTTTTATTGCGGCCTTTAGGTCTTGAGAGTTTGCAGACATTATTTTTTGCTCGCTTACCTCTTTATGGGATTCTTTTCTGCAATGCCAACATAAAAACGAATACTCAGAGTTTATTTTGTCAGCAGCTTTCCTTTTGTTATACAGAAAACCAGCCGCCATTTTTTGTTTTTTCCCGCACCTCTTACAGTTTACCTCTTCAAGCTGCCTGCCTCTATTTACATTTTCTAAACTTCGATAAAGAGGCGTCAGGTGTTCCGCCACGCTTCTTCTTCCGCCTAAACCACTACCGCCTATTGCCTTATTACGACTCATAACTCATCCCTCGGTGTGTGGCTTTAGCTTTTCCCACATTTCGCTCATCGGCCGCAAAGATTCATAAGAAACTTTACCGGCCCCGTCTCTTTCTACAAATTGCGTTTGCCTGCTTTCGACGTCCCCAGCGCTAACGACTTGTGCGTTTTCCCAAAACCATTGCTTGGGGCACCAACCCATAAGCTCTACCTCTCCCTCAACCTCATTAGCAAATACATAAATATGCACCTCATATTCTTTCTGGTTAAGGGCTACATGGGCACTGTAATGCGGCTTTGCTTCTACGTTTCTGTGCTTAGCTTTAACATCTATTGTTATCTTTTGGCCATCGTTTAGCTTTACAACAAAGTCGTAAGGCCCCTTTTCGGTTCCAACCCACCAAAATGACGGCGCATATAGACATAACTGCTTGGCAAACTCCGCCTCCCCCAGTCTCCCGGCTATCTGCCCAATGCCGTCCTCAAGTATCGTATGCCGGTTAAATCGCTTGCCGGTATAAAAGGAGTGATCTTCACCAATCTCCGTCATTAAAGATCATCCTTTAATGTTTGTGGAAACGGGACGAATATCCCCTTCTTCTCTGAAAGCCACCGTACAAGCACCTCAGCGGCTTCACTCAATTCCTTACCGGTTAGCCTAGTGGTAGACGTTTTTTGGTACATGGCCTTAATGATGGGCTTGTAGAGCATCTCTTTAACCAGCCCCTCAGTAAACGGGACTTCTACCTGATCGTTAAAGGGGTGCGCGTTGGAATATCCGGCATCATTAAGTTGCTCTGCCATCTGCCTGAACCATAGGTGCATGGCGTTATTCTGCCGCTCAGTCCTGCCTGCCGGCTTGATTGAGTAAAGATAATAACCCCCCTCATTGAACCGATCTTTTACAAAACCTATAAAGAAATCCAGCTTGTCCTTGCTATCTACAATCCATCTATGCCCGTCTGACATAAATTAACCTCAAATAAAAAAGTCAATGAAAACAATAATATGCCCCTTTTGCCCCTTTTGCCCCACTTTTTGGGGGCCGCCCCCTAAAACACGGGCATAACGGGCATTTGGGGCATATTCTTGATTTTGCTCATATTTTTTTATCACCAGTTTTCACCCCTCCAGCGGTAATTTTTGGCATTGTTGCCGGGGTTACGTCTGAGTTTGAGCATATTGCCTCTGAGAAGATCTATGCAGTTCCGCAACGTCTTCTTTGAGCATTCGTTGGGATTGAGGTCTTCATCATGTAGCATTCTGAACAACTCTGTCTGACTGTATTCAGCCCCGCCCTTCATTACAGACTCTAGGAACAGCACTTCATCTTCATACTTTGAAAAAGCCCTTCCGACGTTGATCTGTGACTGCTGCTTCTTCTTCAAGTCGCCAATGTCTCCGTCGTCCATAAACTCAACAGAATCCACAGACTCCTCATAGCCAACAGTGTCATTGGTCTGCTTGTATCGGAATCCACCAGAGAAAGAGATCTGCTTACGATCCTTTTCATTAATTACGAGAAGCTCTTGATAGTCAGCAAACTTGTCGTTAAGCGGGTCGAGGCCAAACATATTGTCTACGTCAGCCTTGAGGTCGCCCACGCCCTCGTAAATCAAGCGGCCGTCTAACGATCGGTGCTTGTTGCAGTGGCCTAAAAGAATGACGGTGCCGCCAGCTTGGGCGAACTGCCTAAACACATGAAGAATGTCCCGCATCTCGCCCTTGTTTAAGACTGGGGCAAACTTTTTAAGGGTGTCACAAATTACTATCTTACCGTTGGCGTGTCCCTCAAGGCGCATCATGTTGAGCAATGCCAAGGCATCTTGGGTGGTTCTTAGTCCGGGGTCTTGGCTTGTGGCTAAAGTAACCATGAGCATGCCGTGCTTCTCGCCCATCTTTGCCTTCTGCACCACCCCTCTCGCACCATCATCTTCATTAAAATAGATAATATCGGAGCCTTTGATTAAGTTATTACGGATAGATTGGAACAGGCTTCCCAAAGCCCAAACCGTTTTGCCGGCCCCTGAAGGCGCGTAGACGAGCGTTACGGTTCCGGTAGTAATCATGCCCGTAATCACTTCACGTTCGTTAGCGAGCCTCTCCTCAAGCTCAGCGATGCGGTGGTTGGTTGCG